GTTCAAATTCAAATATAAATGCAAATACATTAACAATAACTGAAAATCTTACTATAAATAATAATCTTTCAGGTACTACAAATATTATTTATGGAGGCACAGGTACTTGGTCTACCAATGGTTCAGCTAATTCATATATTGCTAATAATTTAACAATTAACACAGCTGGCACACTTACTATAACTGGAATAGTTTATAAACATTCAGGGATATTTACTTATTCGGCTGGAACAATTATAGATACAGGAGCAACTGTAGTAGTTGGAAATGGAGCTAATACAACACTGAATGTTTCAGGTAAAACTTGGAATAAATTACTTGTTACTTTACAAACTACATTAACAAGCAATATAAATGCTATAACTTTTGGAACTGCTTCTGGTCAAACTACTACCACATTTGTTTTAGGAGGAAATACAATAAACTTTACTCATTTAGAATTAGGAGCTGGTGGCACAACAACTTTACCTACTGCTTGGGTTTGTCAAGACTTAATAATTTCTACTGTTTCAGGTTCAGGTTTAAGTGGATTTAGTATTACAGTTAACGGTAATATTTTACAATCGGGTGGTGGAAGTTATGCTGGAAGTACTACTTTTACTTATGCTGGAACAGGTACTTGGACAGCTCCATCAACAACAGGTTTTTTAACAAATACTTTTATAATAAATACAGCTGGAACTTTAACAATTATTAGTGCTGCTCTTGGAGGAGGAATATTCACTTACACAGCTGGAACTGTAATAACAACAGGCTCAATTCTTTATATTAGATCATTTGGAACAACAATGAATCACGGAGCAATTGTATGGAATAATGTTATGTTAGGAGGTAATAATACTCTTGGTCAAGCAGGTATAACATCAATAACTTTAAACAATCAGTTGATTTGTTTAGGAACATTGACATTGAATGTTGCATTAACAACTTTTAGTGGTACTAATGGAACATTTGACACTTATAACCTTTTATTAGGAATAGACTTAAGTATAAATCCAAGAACAACAACTTTAGTATCAACAAAAACATATAGAGTTAGACAATCTTTAGTTTGTACACAAGCAACAGATGCATTTAGAGTTTTATTAAAATCATCAATTGCAGCGTCTCAGGCTATTTTTACAGTTGATCAAGGAGCAACAATTAACGTTGGATTTGTTAATGCAATAGATATAGATTCATCATTAGGTAGAAGAATATATTCATACAGAGGAGTATTTAGTAACACATCTAATTGGGCATTACTTCCAACAGATGTTAGACCATCAACATCAGTATTTATAAATTAATCAGTACTCCCTTCTTTTCTGAGGGTTTTTAGATTGCACGTACTTATTGAATTCCTCTATTCCAATCATAAGGGCTTTTTCGGCATAGTTCTTTCTGGCGACCACTGGATTATTCTTTAGTGCCATTGGTATCTCCATCTCACAGTTCAGCATCTTGTACATGTTTCCAATAATATGTCTTCCATGACGTGTAAGTTCGTACAGTCGATATTCTGCTCCTACCTTATCTCTGAACATATGGATCCAACCACCTTCCTTCATGCGCTTGAATCTATGTTTATCCCATGAGAAGTTGCTTGCGTACACGCTGAACTCTTGGTATGTAAACAGTCCAGCCGTGTATAGGTACATCATCATCTCAAGGTCAGCAGTTGATAGGTCGTACTTCATTAATGTAAACCTTCTTACTACCCGGTAGAACTTCAGGTAGTCATTCTTTGGTTCTTTACGTATGTAGTTACGTTGTATTTGTTTTCGCATTAGATTTTAATTAATTAAGACAAATTTACTATCTTTGCAAGAGATATGCAAATAAGACTGATAAAAAAGCACAAGGGTATAGGTGATACTATTGCGGCAGTTGCAAAAGTCACTGGTGCTAGTTATATTGCAAATGCTATTTCGAACGGTACTCCAGCACAGCCTTGTGTACCATGTTCGAAAAGACAAGAGAATTTAAATGATCCAGATCTTCTGGTAAACAAGATATTTTATGGCACTGGGAAAGACAGCTAAGTTTTACAGAGATAATCCTGAGGCTAGAAAGAAGCATCAAGAGACATCTAAGAAGGCAGCAGCTAAACCAGAAGCTAGGAGAAAAAGAGCTGAAGCCAATAAGGCTAGAAGGGAGTTAGGAATACCAAAAGGAAGTCCAATTGATGCGAGTCATAAGAAGGACGGAACAATAGTTAAAGAACACCGTAAGACCAATAGAGGTAGAGGCGGAGCTAAAAAATGTTAAAAAATGGCAGTAAGAACTTGGAATGAAATTTTAACGGCAGCAGCAGGGACAATAATCCTTAATGATACCGATGCGTATACAAGCCCAGTGAGTGCAATATATGTACTTCAAGATACGGTATTTAACGTACTAACTGACGCAGATGGTAACGACAAGGATGACTACATCACTACGTCAGCTACAGCAGTTAAGGCAGGAGCACTAATCACTCCGTTTGATAAGCAGAAGACATTTGTTAATATCGATCTTGCATCTGGATCAGTAGCACTTATTTTATGATGGCAGCATTGACAGTAGAGAATATTTACGAGTTAGTAAAGAAGCACGGGCTTTTAGCACTAGTTGCTCTCATGCTTAATAACAGACTGTCAGTAGTAGAGGAAAGACTTTACGACTGCTACGAGGATCAACTAAGGTCAGAGGTGCGGTCTACTGGAATTAATGAAGAACTAGAAGAGCATAAGTTAGTGTACGCAATACTACCACAAGATCCAGTAGGAAAAATTAAGAGATCATAAGATGTCAACCTCAAAACAAATATCATCACTTATTTCTGATATCGCAAGAGACACGCTAAAGAAAGAGGTGAATGGTAAGAGGGAGTGGGATAGAATGAAGCTGACAATGTTTTCAGCATGGGTGTTTGTAATAATTGCTGCAATAATTCATTTCATAATCTCTGGATTTCAGTTGGAGGTATGGCTTACATTTGTTGGAGTAGCAATGGGTTCCAAGCTAATTGATGCAGGAGCTAAAAAAATAGAGAAATAATGTACGGATACGGATACACAATATCAGGACCTAAAAAATGATTAGGGGAGTTCTATACTACATAGTTGGATTGGCTTTGTTCCTATTCATTGTTATGTTTTTATCAAACTGCGCTACTCCAAATCCAAAGAAGCAGAAGAAGCACTACGATAAGTTTGTTTACTATGGTGGTAAGATAGACACTGTAGAGAAGACAGTAACCATTACTCAGGTAGTAAAAGGCAAGGACGGCAAAGACTCACTTATTTATGTCGATGTGACTGTACCATGTCCTGAAGCTACGATAGAGTACAAGGACAGATGGCATACTCGCAGAATGGACAAGCAAGAACGAGACAGCCTTAAGCACGCAGAGAAGATGCTAAAACTTGAGATCAAACGCCTTGAAAGACAAGGGAAGACAGATGTTAAGGTAGAAAAAGAAAAAACTAAGCAAGCAAAGTCAGACGCTAGGACAGCCAAGTATGAGAACAAGAGTTCAGGCTGGAAGAATCCAATGATATGGGTTATAATGCTAGTAGCACTTGCAATTTCAATTTATTTAATCAAGAGAACATGAGTTACGATTTTTTAAAGAGTGAGAAGTCACCAAAGGTATTAGTTGAGGCTGTAAAGCTTATTGGTACTAAAGAGGTGGTTGGTAAGGCACATAATCCAGTAATACTTGGATGGGCTAAAGAACTTGGGTTATCTAAGGTATATAATGCCGATGAGATTCCTTGGTGTGGACTAGCTGTAGCTTATGCTGTATTTAAGGCAGGATTAAAGCCAGTAGATGCTCCACTATGGGCGCTTAACTGGGCGAAGTGGGGTACCGAGGCAAAGGAGCCAATGCTAGGTGACATCCTTACATTCAAACGAGATGGAGGAGGACACGTTGGTTTTTATGTTGGAGAAGACAAGGACTGCTACCACGTACTTGGAGGAAACCAATCTAACGCAATGAACGTAACTAGGATATTAAAGTCAAGACTACATAAGGCAAGACGTACATCATGGAAGTTATCACAGCCTGAAAACGTTCGAAAGGTAACACTTGATTCTAAAGGAACTATCAGCACAAACGAAGCATAATGGCAAAGAAAGAACAATCATTAATTGCGAAGAAAGCAAAAAAGAAGATCAGTCGTCCGGGTGTTCATAGTAAGTCGAAGACTTCCAAGTTGAAGTCAAGCAAGAACTACAAGAAGACTTATAGATCTCAGGGATAGTTTTGTATGATTTATCATTCATAACTTATCTTTTTAAGTGTTAATGCATAATTTATCATACAAATATTAAAATTCTTATAACTGTAACATTTATTGACTATATTTGTGACAAATAAATCAAATCAAAATGAAAAAAGTAATTGAACTTAATCCTAAAGGGATTACACCAGAAGAGTTAGAGGAAATGAAAGGTTTAAACAGAGCCTACCAAGAATTCAAACTTCGTATCGCTGACTCTGAAATCATGAAGTCTCAAGCAATTGATGCAATCAAGGCATTAGAGTCTAGGATGGGTAAATTCAACAACGACTTAGTAGAGAAGTACAAGGTATCTGAAGATACTAAGATCGACATGCATACTGGAGAATTCAAGTCATGAAACCAATAGCCATTAGAAAGATTTCTATAGGTACGGATCCAATGAATGCAATGCACTTCCAGATTGGGAGTACAATCATGCAAGGCTCTCATCAGATACAACATATCGAAAGGGAGGAGTATGGGTATGACATATATATTAAGAACGGATCTAATGAGGTTTACGTATGGAAGACCATCAACAACTTCATGCCAGTCACTATTGAGCACAACCTAGACTTTTAACATGAGATCTCCACACTGCTTTATCGTAGAGCCAAAAGACGGAAAGCGGTACGATAACACCAAAGAACTTGGTGGTAAGGAATTCGTCACGTCATCCTCTCAGGAGGACCACTTGGTGACAAATCGTATCGCTGTAGTAGAAAATGTTCCGATTATCTATAACGGACCTATCAAAAAAGGTGACGAGATAGTTGTGCACCACAACACGTTCAGACTTTATCACGACATGAAGGGCAGGGAGAAATCCTCTGCCTCTCACTTGTTTGATGATAAGTACATGATATACCCAACAGAGGTTTATGCGTACAGATGTCCGGGTGGGAAGTGGAACGCAATCGCACCGTACTGCTTTGTTGAACCCATCAAGGACACAAACAATACGGAAGGTCTAATAAAAAACTCTGACGAATTATCACTGTTTGGGGTGATGGTATATCCAAACATTGAGCAGTCAGATATTAAACCCGGAACGATTATTTCATTCATACCAGACAGTGAGTATGAGTTTAATATTGACGGTAAGAAGTTATACAGAATGAAAACAAGTATGATATGTCTAGTAAGCGAACGGAAATATTAGACGCAGGAATGATTGCGGTTAACGAGCTGATTAAAGTTCTAAAGGACCCAATCATTACTGGAATGGATGGAGACCTTACGGCTGATAAGATGCGAACGGCAGCAGCGGCTAAGAGACTTGCATTTGAGGATGCGCTCGTTATCTTAGATAAGATTGAGGGAGAGCAGCCAAGTGCTGACCAAGCAGAGATTGCTAAGAAGATGGAGCAGATACCTGTATCTTTCGCTGAAGATAAAGCCAAGAAGAAATGAGTTTGTACGCAGTACTTGATGATTATCTACCAAGTCAGGTTAAGAACCGGAAGTGGAAGTATGGATACGACGAGAAGTATGACTTGGTTGTAATATCCAAGGACGGTACTGTAGGTGAGGTTTATGAAATTAATGGCGTAAAGGTAGGTCTTCCAAAAGTACAAAAGGGACTAAAGAAGGGAGAGAATAAATGGAAGCCAGAAGAGTATCCTAAAGAACTTTCTAGAATCAAGACAATATTTGAATGGAATCAAATGTCTCCTGAGTTCAAGGTTAAGTGGGTGGACTACATTCAGGCTGAATTTGAGAAAAGGGATGACGGGCATTGGTTTGTCAATAATGGATCTCCTACATACATTACGGGAAGCCACTATATGTACCTGCAGTGGTCCAAGATAGATATCGGACTTCCAGACTTCCGTGAGTCCAACCGTATCTTCTGGATATTTTGGGAGGCATGCAAGGCTGATGACAGATGCTTTGGTATGTGCTACCTTAAGAACAGACGTTCTGGATTCTCGTTCATGTCTTCATCAGAGACGTCAAACATTGGTACTATATCGATGGATGCGAAGCTAGGGATACTATCGAAGACAGGACCTGATGCCAAGGAGATGTTCATACACAAGGTTGTTCCTATTGTAAGAAACTATCCGTTCTTCTTCAAGCCAGTACAGGACGGTATGGACGCACCAAAGTCAGAGCTATCGTTCAGACTTCCTGCAAAAAAGATTACAAAGAAAAACATGGCTGAGAAGGACGAAGAGTCCATCACAGGTCTAGATACTACAATTGACTGGTTAAGCACAGCAGACAACTCCTATGATGGTCAGAAGCTACTTATGTTAGTACATGACGAATCAGGAAAATGGCTCGCACCGAATAACATCCTAAACAACTGGCGTGTAACTAAGACATGTCTTCGTTTGGGTAGTAGGATAGTTGGTAAGTGTATGATGGGATCAACCGTTAATGCATTAGCAAAGGGGGGTCAGAACTTCAAGGACCTATACTACGACAGCGACCCAAAGAGAAGAAATAATAACGGTCAGACAAAGAGTGGTTTATACTCATTGTTTATACCAATGGACTACAACTTCGAGGGATTCCTTGATGAGTACGGTCATGCTGTGGTAGAGGACCCAGCAAAGCCAGTGATGGGTATAGATGGTCGTCCAATAAAGATTGGGGTTGTATCATACTGGAACAATGAGGTTGAGGCGCTGAAGCATGACCCAGACGCATTAAACGAATTCTATCGTCAGTATCCACGTACAGAATCGCATGCGTTCAGGGATGAATCAAAGCAGTCTCTATATAACCTGACAAAGATTTACCAACAGATAGATCACAACGATAACTTAATCCGTGACAGAGTAATTACTCGTGGTCAGTTTCACTGGAAGGGTGGAGTTATAGACAGTGAGGTTGTATGGACTCCAGATCCTAGGGGTAGGTTCATTATGGCATGGGTTCCACCGAAAGAGCTTCAGAATAATGTGATTGTGAAGAACGGAAAGAAGTATCCGGGCAACGCTGACGATGGCGCATTTGGATGTGACCCGTATGACATATCTGGAGTTGTTGGTGGAGGTGGATCAAACGGTGCACTTCATGGACTTACTGGTTCAAGCATGGACCCAAATATTCCATCAAACATGTTCTTCTTGGAGTACATAGCCAGACCTGCAACTGCTGAGATATTCTTTGAGGATGTACTCATGGCTTGTGTGTTTTATGGCATGCCGTTACTAGCTGAGAACAATAAGCCAAGACTACTGTACCACTTCAAGAATAGGGGGTATAGAGGATTCTCTATGAATAGACCTGACAGGACTATAGCACAACTATCAAAAACTGAAATAGAACTTGGAGGGATACCAAACTCTTCTGAGGATATAAGACAAACACACGCAGCTGGAATTGAGTCATATATAGAGCAATACGTTGGATTTGATAACGAGGGAGAGTACCGTAATCCTGATAGTATTGGTAACATGTATTTCAATAGAACGCTTGAGGATTGGGCTAGATTCGATCCAAACAATCGTACAAAGCATGATGCCTCTATATCTTCAGGTCTTGCAATAATGGGAGTGAGACGACATACATTCCGTGTAGAAACTAAGAAGTCCAAAATTTCCGTATCTTTGTCGAGGTACAAGAATGACGGACATAGCAGTCAAATAATAAGATGAGCGACAACAAAGTAGAACTAATTTTAACGTCGGAAACATTCCCGTCTCATATAGCGTCTGATTCTGAAAAGGAATCAAAAGCTTATGGACTCAAGGTTTCTAAAGCTATTGAACAAGAGTGGTTTAGAAGATCTGCAGGATCTTGTAGATTCTATGATCAGTATGCAGATTTTCACCGACTAAGACTTTACGCAAGAGGCGAGCAGCCAATTGGTAAGTATAAGACAGAATTTGCTATTGATGGCGACTTATCTTATTTGAACCTTAACTGGGAGATTGTACCTATCATCCCTAAGTTTGTTGACATTGTTGTCAATGGAATGTCAGACCGTGCATACAAGGTTAGAGCTACGGCTCAAGATGCAATGTCTGCTGAGAAGAAGAACATGTTCCAAGACATGATTGAAGCCGACATGGTTTCAAAGGATTTTCTTCAGATGACTAAAGATCAGTTTGGAGTTGATGCGTTTAATGTTGACCCAAAAGATTTACCTCAGACAGACGATGAGCTGAATCTTTATATGGAGCTAAGGTACAAGCCATCGATTGAAATTGCTGAGGAGATAGCAATTGACAACATACTCGAAATGAATGACTTCAAGTTAATTCAGGAGATGTGTGACAAGGACCAATGCGAGATTGGAATCTCAGCTACAAAGCATGAATTTTTAAAAGGAGAGGGTATCAAGGTTGAGTATGTAGATCCAGCCAATATGGTTTGGTCATATACTGAGAAGCCTGATTTTTCTGATTGTTACTACTACGGAGAGATTAAGCAGGTACACTATACAGAACTAAGAAAAATAAATCCAGACCTAACTGATGAACAGCTAGAGGAAATAAAGCAGTACGGAACGTCTTGGTATGACGCATACAATATAACAAGAAAGCTATATGATGATGCGTTCCTTGATGAAGTCGTTACTCTGTTGTACTTCAACTACAAGACCGAAAAGAAATTTGTCTACAAGGAAAAAACAACTAAGTCAGGCGGTAAGAAGCTTATTCTTAAGGATGACTCTTTCTCTAATGCTGAGAGCGAGCACTTCCGGGTTGTTGAAATCGCTAAAGAGGTCTGGTACGAAGGAATACTGGTAGCTGGTTCTAATCACTTGTTGAAGTGGAACTTGATGGCAAATATGGTCCGTCCAAAGTCTGCCACTCAGAAGGCTATGCCAAACTACATGATGTTTGCACCTAGAATGTATAAGGGACAGATTGATTCACTAGTTAAGAGAATGATTCCATTTGCGGATCAGATACAGTTGACACACCTGAAGCTACAGCAGGTTCAATCTAGAATGGTTCCAGATGGGGTATTCATTGATGCTGATGGGCTTACAGATGTTGACTTAGGAAAAGGATTAGAATACAATCCAAACGAAGCACTTAAGCTATTCTTCCAGACAGGATCTGTCGTTGGTAGGTCTTACACTGGAGATGGAGAATTTAATAATGCAAGAGTTCCAATCCAAGAGTTAACTCATGGAGCAGGTCAAGGAAAAATAAATGCATTAATTACTGCGTACAACTACTACCTAAATATGATACGTGATGTCACAGGTCTTAATGAGGCTCGTGATGGATCAACACCAAATCCAGACGCACTGGTAGGAGTTCAGAAGTTAGCGGCATTGAATAGTAATACCGCAACACGTCACGTACTTGAGGGTCGTCTAATGATGACGAGAAGACTTGCTGTCGCTCTATCATTAAGGATGGCTGACATTCTTAAGTATGCTGATTTCAAGGAGCAGTTTGCTATGCAGATTGGTAAATACAATCTTGCGATAATTGAAGACATCAAGGATTTATACTTATATGACTTTGGTATCTATATTGACTTAGCGCCTGACGAACAAGAGAAGGAGCAGCTTGAGAGAGATATCGCAATCTCCCTACAGAGAGATCAGATTGACTTAGAGGATGCAATTGACATCAGAAACGTAAAGAATATTAAACTAGCTAACGAACTCTTGAAAATGAAGAGACGTCGTAAGTTAGAGGATTTAAGAGCGAGAGAAGATCAGCAACAACAGATGCAGGCACAGATCAACATGGAGTCTCAGCAGATGGCGGCACAAACGTCAATGCAGAAGACACAGATGGAGATTGATGGAAAGATAAGTCTTAAGCAAGCGGAGGTACAGTTGGATATTCAACGCATGCAAGCGGAGGTTAATCTCAAGAAAGAATTAATGCAGATAGAGTTCAGTTATAACATGGAGCTAAAAGGCATTGAGACTGAAGGGATATCAAGAAGAGAGAAAGAAAAGGAAGACCGAAAAGACAAGCGTACAGGAATTCAGGCAACACAACAGTCTGAACTAGTTGAACAACGTCAGAAAGGACTTCCAGCAAAGAACTTTGAAAGTTCTGGTAACGACTTGATTTCTACAAGTGGTGCTGGAGCGTTTGATTTAGAATCGTTTATGCCGAAGTAATAGATATGAGAAAAAATAAAACAAAAGTAAAACCGTATATATCTGGATATGCAGACAGGTCTAATTATGATTTTAGCTACGGTGCATCAGTAAGTAAAGGACCTTTGTCTTTAAGTGTTAATCAAAGCAGAGGAGTTGGATATACTCCAGAAACAGATGTAAACTTATCTCTATCAATCCCAATAACACAAAAGGCTAAGAGAAATCGAAAAAAAATATAATGAAGGATTCAAGACTAGAAAGAGCTGGAGTAACTGGATTTAATAAGCCCAAACGTACTCCCAGTCATCCTACTAAGTCGCACATTGTTGTAGCTAAAGAAGGAGACACTATTAAGACGATTCGTTTTGGTCAGCAGGGAGTTAAGACTAACCAAACGAAAGGACAAAGAGAAGCATTCAAGTCTAGACATGCAAAGAATATAGCTAAAGGGAAACTATCGGCTGCTTACTGGGCAGATAAAGTCAAATGGAGTCCTTCAGATACTGCACAGCCAAATAACAAGAAGTGGGTAAAAGGCTCGTAAATCAAGCGTATCAATCTTTTTGTTAATTTTGTAACAATTAAATTTAAATCTATATGGAATT